GCAGTGGTCTTTGAAGAACCGCACCATCGCCGCTCTTGAAAGGGCTTGTCCCGTCCTGTCCAGAAAGAAGTCGTCCACCAGACACGCCATCGCGCACAGCCACGGCGCAGCGAAGGAAGTGCCTGCCAGGATCTGGGCGGAATCGCTCTGGTTGGTTGCCCGGATATTGACGCCTGGATTGCCCGGCGCGGCGAAATCGACGAGCTCCGTCTGACTGGTATACCCTGCCGGATACACCCGCGGCCCGCCGATGACCTTGCTCGAGCGCAGTACCTCCGCCGCACCCACGCCGATTGCATCTTCCACCTGTAACAGCTTGCTGTAGCCCTCCGCGCCATCGTTGCCAGCGGCCCAGAACTCCTTGAGCCACGGTCTGTCCTTCAGTACCTTCCGGTGTTTCTCAATGGCCTCCTTGTTGTTCTCCACCCGCGAGAAAAACACATTGCCGATCCGTTTTTCGTCGATGACGGGCACACAGTCGGTAAAGAAGTCCCAGTGCTTCTGTCCACTCGTCAGGCTGGTATTGGTGGAGAAGGAATAGAGGGTTGCCTCCGGGGCCACCTGGAAGAACACGGCGGCAGTCTGGACTGCGTGCTCAGAGGTACCGTCTCCCAGCACGGGGATGATTCTGCCCCCGGCGCTGTAGGCTTCGGTGTTGACCTTTTCCCCGGTCCCTGCCACAATCCGGCTGCCGAAATACCCCGCAGCATGGAACTTGTCCACCCCCGTCACACGCCGCAGCCATGTGTTGCTGTCCAATAAAATCTGCTCTGTCAATCCAATGTTCCTCCTCTATCCAATTATTCAAAAGTCGGAAATTCTGGCGGCTCTCCAGCCCCAGCAATCACCAGATAACTGGCGGGTCTAAAATAGGAGCTTGTATAAGTAAATGTCACAGATCCGGCTGAAAGTTCAACCGCAATCGCTCCTTGAGAAACCATCCCACTTATTGCCATCCGCACATCAGATTCTGTGGCAATTACAGAGGTTATGGTGTTGGTTCTGTAATTTCCGGGGTTCGTCATCTTCAGCGCGACCGCCCAGGTGGGGGTAAAAGAAAAGCCAGCCGCCGATAAAGTTGATCCATTCGACGAAAGCGTTACAGTCTTTGTTTCCACTATCTGCCCTGTCCGAATTGTTCCCACCAGATTTGCCATCTGTCGGAAAGTTGTATTGGATGGCACCGCCACGCCTTTTGCAGTGAGCTGTGTTTTCAGAACATTCTTTGTTCCCTGCAAATATTCAAGCTTTTGTGCTGTCGTTCCCATCAGATCACCTCGCCATTGATGGCGTCCAGGGCACTGTTGATATTCCCCACCAGGCCATCCACATAAGAAGTGCTCGCTTTGGCGTTGATCTGCGTCTGAATATTAGAAGTCACACCATCCAGATACCCCAACTCTGTGCTTGTCACGGCGCTCACAGCCACCTTGCCGCTGCCGTTGGACACCAGCGCCCGATTCGCCGTCAGGTTGCTGCTCGTGATCGTGCTGGCCCCACCTGTCACAGTCGCCTGCTTCCCGTTGAGGGCGTTTTGGGTTGCCGTGCTAATGGGTTTATTGGCGTCTGAGGTATTGTCCACATTCCCCAATCCCACGCTGGACTTGGAGATGCCGCTCACCGAGCCGTCCAGGGTGATCCCAACATCGGAGCGAATCGTCACCCCCATGTCAGTCACTTCCACACTGTTGGAATCGCCGGCTTTTACAATCACCTGCCCCATGCTGTCAAAGAACAGGCCATAGTTGGTTGCGGTTCCTGTAATGTCATGTTCCCCCATTTTAATGGAGCCTGTCATGGTCCCGCCGCTTGTCGGCAATGCTCCCACCTGTGCTGCCGTCACACCGTGCGGATTGCTTTTGTTGTTCGTGTGGCTCGTCAGACTGGTCTGTACACCGCTGGCCGCTCCTGCGGCATCTGCTCCCACATCTGCCGCCGTCAGCGAGATATTCGCACTCAATGCCTTGCCATTCACCGTCCGGCTGGTCGGCACTGCCCCAATGCTGGCAGCAGTTGGAGCTGCAACTGCAGTTGCATTCCCGCCGGAATCAAAACCGACAAACTGCCCGGAGGTGCCGGTTAGTTTATCCTGTTTTTCATTGGCCAGCGCGGCGGCTAACGATGGGAGATTGTCACTGTTGGCCCTCTCCGGCGCCGTCACGCCAGTCTGCCGGATCGCTGCAATGGTATCCTGTACATTCCCATTGATGCGGTCGATCTCACTCTGGATACTCATACCGTGCCCCCTCAAATCGCCGCAAGGGCGTCCTCAATATCGCCGGTCAGACTCACACTGCCGCCGGAGGTATAGCCGGCCGGGACTGCATAGGAGGTGGTGGTCAGCCCGTCAATCGTTCCATTCACTGCTCCATTATTGGTCATAGAACCCTGTACCGTCTCACCTTCCGCATTGACAATGGTCTTTCCGCTCAGTACATCTGCCGCCACCGCCGTCACACCAGACACATCCTGGTATGTATCCGGGATCGCCGCAACCGTAACCGAGGACAGCAGTTTTCCAGCCGTTGGGGAAATCGTTTGAGAGGACTTGGTGGGTGTTGCGCTCTTGGTTTCAAGCGACACGCTGACAGTTCCTTCTCCGTTGTGATAACCGGCCGGGATGGTGTACGAGGTTGTAGTGGCATCCAGCGCCTTGCTGGCTGCGCCGTTGTTCGGCATGGCGCCTTCCACCAATTTCCCGGCGGCGTAGGCGGTCGCGCCGTCCAAAATCTGCGCCGCTGTCGCCGTGGCGTCACTTGTATCTACATACTGTGCCGGAATAGCGTTGACAGTCACAGCAGACAAAACTTTCCCCTCTGTTGGGTTCACAGTCTGCTGTGCCGTGGTTGGCGTAACGGTCTTGGTTTCCATGGAAATGGACACCGTACCGGTGCCGGCATGATAGCCTTTTGGAACGGTATAAGAGGGATCCTCTACTGTCAAAGTCTTGGAAACCGCTCCATTGTTTGCCATTGTACCAGTTGTTACCGTGCCATCAGCGGCCACAATGATCTTGCCTGTCAGTACATCTCCTGCGGCTGCTGTTACACTGGACACATCCTGATACGCTTCCGGGATGGCTCCCACCGTCACATCCGACAGGCCATAGTAGCCGGAATCCGGCGTGATGGCCTGCTGTTTTTTGGTCGGCGTTACAGTTTTGCTCTGCAGGGTGTAATTGCCGCCGCCGGAAACGCCGGACACCGTACCGGCCCCGTTATGATATCCCTTTGGGATGGTATAGGTATCTCCTTCCTGCACCTGGGCGCTGACTGCCCCGCAGTTTATGATCCCGTCCACCGCAGTCGCCAGTGCGTCCAGGTTGGAGGTGGACTCCGCCAGCCCAAAATCAATCAGCTTGTTTCGGATTGTGTTTCGGTCCGTCTGGATTCTCGCAATTTCAGTTGCTACACTCATTCTCTTTCCCCCTTTAGATGGTCTCTAACAGAATTTCAATATTGCCAACTGTGGTATACACCGCCGCTGATGTGATGGGAAGGGTGTTGTCCTGCTCCGCCTCTTCCGCGGTATCCACCTCCAGCGTGTTGCCGCCAGTTACTTTCAGGCCGTGGCCGATCCGGTAGTTCATACCGCCCCCGCCGCCGGTCTCATGGACCTCGTTGATGGCCGCCACCAGGGAAGATTTGTCGGCGGTCGTCAAGTCCTCCAGGTTTCCGATCTCAGCCAGCACCTTCTGATAGGCGTCCGGCGTTGGCGGAGACGGCTCTGCGCCGGTTGTCACGCCGGGACGAATGACGCCGAGGCTTGCCCAGATTGTCGGGAGCACAATGGTTGTGTCCTGCATTCCATATACACCAACGCGTAGATTCAGGTTGGGCGCAACCAGGCATTCCCAGGGAATAAAGCATTGGTTGGTGCTATCCAATGCAATAGATATCTGCGTGGTGCTGCTTGCAAATACTGCCACGCGAGAGAGCCCTTCCCAATCGGCGCTGAACTCGATGGACACCGTATTAACATTTACAGATCCGCTCGTAAGCAACTCCGCTGCTACCACGGTAAGGCAGTTTTTTTCGGCATGGAGCTGTATCATGCTATCACTCCCCTACAATTTGCTGGGCCTGCTCTGCCGTAATCCACCGGGGCACGAACGCCTGTACCTGCTCTGTCGTAATCTTGCCCAGCACATACTGGATCCGGATAAACTCAAACATTGTCAGTGCCTCCCATCATGGTAAGCATTGCAGACTCCAACGCTGCAATACGATCTTCTGTTCCAGGCTGACGCTTTGGCTTTGGTACTTTCTCCGGGCGTACCCACTGGCCGTCTATGTAGCCCCAATGCTGCTCCACCTCATCCGGCGCTTCCATGCATTGCGCTGCAAACTCCGGGCTGTAAAATTCCTCCACCGGCAAGGCATACTCCGGGATGATCTCATAGACGCTTCCGTTTTTTAACCGAACTATTTTCATCCATCCACATCCTCAATTCCATAAATGATGACAATGCCATCTGCTCCATTTCCGCCCGTGGCAGTCAAATTCTCATTCCTGTCGTCCACGGCCGCTGCTCCGCCGCCACACCCAAATTCAGTTGCATTTCCAGCTGTTACAGAGGCGTTCTCAGCGCGTGCCGCTGTCCCACCACCTTTGCCGGTCAAAGGGTTTAATCCTGGAGTCCCTGCCGTAGATGAGTCGCTGGAACTTGTGGCTGTTGTTACACCCGCACCGCCGCCAAGCATCCATCCGCCGGTGACAGGGTTGATACAGATCCAGGGGATACCAAACCAATATCCATTGATGTCGGAGCTGCCACTTAATCCATCCGGGCCATATTCTGCATCAGGATAGCCTCCAACCTGTGCGCCATTATTAAAGCTGGAGCGAAAATCATCCTGTGTGTGCAATAGGTCTCCGGCGCCACCACCCTCAGCAGTTACGCTTCCAAGTGTTGCCGACAGACGATTAATTGTTACAGAGGATGATCCACCGGCTGTTGCAACTGTAGTAGCGCCGCTGTATTTGGCTTTCCCTCCGATTCCTTTTGCTCCGACTACAATATTTACAGTTGTTTGGTTATAGTCTGTTGTACCCTCTGACAGATGACAGGAAAAACATTTTGGATAGCCAGATCCGCCACCTGTAGCGCGGTTATGGTTGGAAGAATACCCGACATCTGCGGCTCCGCCGCCGCCAGCGCCAACAATCAGAAACACAAATGTCCCGGTAAACGGTGGGTTCCATGTATAGCTTCCGGCGGTATCATAACGGGCAATTTCCTGAAATGTGACATTTGGGATAGCTGCCAGCGCCGCGTCTACGGTATCTGTACCAGGGGGATATTTAGCTGCTGTCGTGTCGCTGAGCAGATTGGCCTTGTTCAGAAATGTCGGCTGCACCGACCAGCCCGCCGCATTGAATAACAGGTCAATTGGCAGCGTTCCTGCTGCAGCCTGTGCCTTAAATTCCTCATAGGTCGCTGGCAGATTGGCTTTCACCAATCTACTGTTTCCAGTCTGTGCAATGACTCCATCTATCACAGATAATCACCTCCGCATGTTGCTGTGCCGCATGGCACGAATGTTTGAATCATAATCTGAATTCTGTGTTCTACCTCTGACAGCACCCGCTCAATCTCGTTAGCCCCCTGCCAGGTCAAAAACCGCATGGTCTGCGGCAGATCTCCCGCCACGCTGAGTGCCTGCCGAACTGCCTGCACATTGGCCAGGTATTGTGTGAGCTGCGCCAATGTCGGAATATCCTCCCTGCGCCAACGATATGGGCCGGGTGCGGGAATCTCCACGCTGTCTTTGGCCCACGGAATATTCTGGTCGCACCATGCCTGCTCCGGCTCGTTTCCGGCTCCAAAATCCGCTGTCAGATCGACGAGCCGTACCCCGTCAAAGAACATTCCCAGATCCTTTACTGCGCCGTTCCAGTCCACACGACAGGGATAATTCCCCGCTGTAAAACTGGATCGATTATTGATCTTGCTCACCAGGCACCATTCATTCGGCTTGTCCGGTTTTACACCTGCCATAAATACCGGCTCTGCAATGGGCCAGTAGAAATCAAAGGAACCCGTCCCAAAAGATGGGGTTAACTGCTGCAGCCACGCACTGAAATAGTAGAGATGCGTCGGGTCCAGATACGGAGTCGCATAAGTGGTGGATGAGTTGCGAAGCTGATAGGTGTATTCCACTGCATTTTCCGGAGCAATGAAGATCCATGATTGGCTCCCTGTTTTATAGATCTTCGGATTATAATAAATAGGCTCATTTGCCGACCTGTTTGCAATATCATCACATTGGCCCAAAAGATTATGTACTGTGTAGCTTGCAGACGCTCCAGGATGAATCTCAATTGGTACATATGGCACGCGATAGCCGTATCCTGCCAGCTCTTCCACCAGATACTCCATTGCCTCTGTCACGCGGTTATAGTCTCGCCAGTCATATCGTCCTGGGGCTGTACGGTCATAAATCAAATCATCGATAATGCTCATTCCCACGCAGCCCCCAATGCCTTAGTGTTTGCTTGCAATCCGCCATCATAGATCAGCTCTTGACTGTACAAAACTGCACGCCCCGCTTCGCTATATGCATTATAAATTGTTAGCGTATCTCCAATATCAACGGCGGGATTTCCCCGATTCTTCGGAGAATAAACCAGCCGCTGTTTGTTTATCGAGAGCAACCAGTTTGCGACACCCTGTCCATCTACAACGCATGGGTTGTCCACTGTTCTGACATTTTCTCCAGTTCCTGCCGTATAGACTTTCTCATCTGTTTCGGCATAACTGTCTCGTACAGTGAGAACAACACTGTCTATAGGCTCTTGAACCGACACACCAGAAAGGCTGTATAGGTTATCCTTGTTTAGTGTATCTACCGATGATTGCGCAATAGAAAGATTGCGAAACACAAAGGTTCCATCCCGTTCTATCCAACAAGTGCATTTTGCCGCCTGTGCCAGCAATCTGAGCGATTCTCTCTTACTGGTCCCCTGCGGGATCGCCCTTCCAACAGTGATATTTCCGAAACTTCCAAAATCGCATATTTCACCAACCCCAAGTATCGCTGTCACGGCCTCCTGCAGCGTCCATGTACCGCTGGATCCACCGTTATATGGCGTGCTGTCCAGCGTGTAAATTTTGTCGTTTGCGGTAATAGTAGCCGTCAAAGCCTCATCCGTTGCTTCTGATCTTGTGAAGTAGCAAAGTGGCATTATGATGGATTCTCCATCAATTGAAATGCTGCTCTGAATTACCTGCCCATCCTGTAAATATCGATAAAGACCAGTCGGAGAGATCATATTGTACTTTGCATCGGAGTTATCAAATGTAAATGATAGCTCCGTGCTTTCGATATTGGATGCATCAGGCGAGCATCCAAATCGGATTGTCATGCTGGCAATTGTAGATGCATCAAAATCTTGTACAATGCCAAAAAGTATCGCGTACATTTTAATTCTTCGGTATGGCTCTTGGGTCTCTAAGAACTCTATCGTTACTCTGTCATAGTCGGATACAGATAACTCACACTTTAGTTCTGATTCGGAATTTCTAAATTCTTGTGATACCAGCTGTGAGCTTCCATTATATACCGTGACGCGTATTTTTGATGGCCAGCATCCCGCAGGGCCATCAAATAGAAATGTAAATCCAATGGAAGAGGCGGGATTAGACAAAGAAAAAGTTAAGGTTGGAACAGGTGTCTGAAAAATACCATCTTGGTCTGAAAGTGCTGTAGACCAAAAAGGAACTGTCTGCCCTGGTTGTAGGATGTCCCATGTCCCATCTGTCTGTACTAGGTCATCCTCCATCGTCATAATTTTACCAGGAGATGTCTCATCTCCTGTAAGTAATTGTGACAATATGGAGATCGGTTCTGCTCCATTACTGGATACTGCTGCATTTCCAGCAGCCCCAACATCAACCAACCGAAATGTTACACCGACACCAACTTCTCGCACATCTGGATATGCGTTATAATGTGCGGATACAGGTTGCATCACTGCACCTCCTGCGCTGTTGCTGTAAGTGATACATTGTACCAATATGGATTTCCATTAACAAATTTAAAAATCTTTTGCGTCCCAATAGAAACCGAAAACATTCCGTCAGTTTCACCAGACACTGGATCTGGGTATTTAATTTGTACAAATGATCCACCTCGTGCAGCACTTACAAGCTGTGTCAGCGTCTCGGCAGGGAGATATTCCCAATTAGCCGTCAGTTCAATTCGGAAACCGACAATATCTCTTACAATCTTTCCAGACGCCATAGTGGCTTCCTTGGATTCATAACTTCCCCCAACTTCTAACGACCTTGTTCTTGGCATTGTGATTCCTGCGATAATAATATTATCCAAGCGCCACACCCCTTTGCTTTGATACATCTATCAAAGGATCAAAAATCGTTTGTGCGATGATTTTTTTATCTAACAGTACCTGTAAAACAATTGGTTGCATCGGAGCAGGCTGGGACAATGCTGCCATTCCGTTAATAGCTGCTGCCGTAGCATTGTAAAATCCGGTATTTGTTGCTGGGTCAATCGGCGTATAATATGCAATATCTTTCCCATACGAAATAGGTACAACTTTTGTCTGCTGCCTCAAAAGCGCTGTATTCACATTATTCGCCGCGGCTAACACAGCTCGTTTACTTGCTTCAATTCCTTCGGCCATCCCTTCTCCTATCATTTCCCCCACTTGGTCACGCATAACGCGAGAAGGAGAATTAATGCCAAAGAATCCCTTAATATCATCCAGAATATCGCTACAGAATCCGGCAATCTTATCCTTTAACCATCCTGCAGCCCCCTTAATTCCGTCCCATAGGCCTTTAATTAGATTTGTTCCAACATTGAGTGCACCATCCACAAGTGATCCAAATGCCTCAAGAATTGCCATGACGATTTCAGGGATGCTCTTTACCAGCTCAGGAAGTTGTTGGAAAATGCCTGCCAGCAGTTGTACTAAAATCTGGACACCCGACTCCAAAACCTGTGGGAAATTGTTGGCCAATGTAGATGTAATAGAGGTTATAATTTGCGGGACTTTCGCAACCAGATCCGGAATTGTATCAATGATCCCTTGTGTCACTTCATTTAGGATATTCACACCAGCCTGTAAAATCTGCGGTAGTGCCGATGTCACATATTCCACAATTGCAGTGATCACTTTTGGAAGTTCCTCTACCATCGCAGGGATTGTGTCCAGCACACCTTGCACTAGATTGGTCAAAATATCGGCGCCAGTCTGTATCATTGTGGGGAATGATTCTTGAAGATACTGCACATAAGCTGTAACAATTTGCATAGCACTTATCGCAATGTTAGGCAGATTCTGTGCCACTCCTGAGACAATTTCATTCGCGACACTATAACCTGCCGCCATTACCTCTGGCATTCCATCCAAGAACCCCCGCACAAAGGCAGTTGCAGATGCAAGCCCATTTTGTATCATAATCGGCAAATTGGATTGAAGAGAAGCTGATAAGGATTGTAGGCTGTTCTGAATTGCCTGCATTCCTCCGCTCATTCCGCCAGATTGGAACTCCTGGCCAATCGCAACAATCCCAGATAAAAAGCCAGCCAACATGCCTTTGCCTTCTGCGACAATAGGTGTGAGTATTTCTCCAAAATTGGCCATAGATTCATTTAAATCTGCCTGCGATCGGTTTAAAGATACTATATCATCGTTGTTTTCCTGCCAAGCTTTTCCGGCATCTGCCAAGCCTTGCTTGGCAAGTTCGTTCAACACGATGTTGGCGCGTTCTGTTTCGCTACTGGCCGCTTGCAATTTTGAATTGAAATCATCTTCTGAAGCCCCTGCCCAATTCAGCACATCGGCAAAGGTGCCCGTAACAGTTCCGACGCGGATTGTCTCATTGATAGCCTCTGACAAACTATCAATCGGGATGGAGTCTCCATAGGTAGCCCATGCACCAATTGCGCCGTTTGTCAGCTCAGTCAATTGCTCCTGTGAAAGCCCAAGTGCCTGAAGGTTTGCTGTGGTGGTTGCCGCTGTCTGATCATCGCCGAGAACTCCATAGAGCTGCTGAAAAGTTTGTGTGGTCTGCTCGACACTGTATCCGGCATTTTGGCTTGATACCTCCAGGGATGCCATAATTCGACGGTATTCCATTGTGGATTCTGCTAAGTCATTCATACCGCCGATCAAGGACTGCACCGCTCCGGAAATCGCACCGCCGACAAATGCATTTTTTAGAGACGAACCAAGGCCGCTACTTGCTTTCTCGGCCTTCTCCATTGCGTCTGTAGCATCATCTGTCTCTTTGTCAAGATCGTCCATCTCGTTAGATGTTCTTGACAATTGCGCCCGCATGCGGTTTAAATCTGCTGTAGCATCATTGACCGCCTTTGCCCATTTCAGCGTCCTTGTGTCATTTTCCCCGAATTTATCTGATGCAGCAGCAAGGCCATTCTTTAGCCCGGCAAGCTTTTTTTCCTGCGCGTCAATTTGGCGCGTTAAAACACCAGCTTGAGCAGCCAATGCCTCTTGACTCTTCTCATTCCCAATGAACTCAGATGTTACTGCTTTCATTTCGCTTCCAAGCGTCCGAAGCTGTTGGCTGATATGATTTAATTCATTCCGAAATTCTTTTTCTCCATCTATCCCAATGCGGGGGCCAATATCTGTCGGCATTGATTCACTTCCTTTCCAACAGCTTGAAAAAGTCGTCCTCTTCCTGCTCTTTAAGCTTTGCGTTACCATGCTTAAACTGATCAATTGCGATCAAATCAAGCAACTCACCATGCGGGATTGTCAGGGTTTCAGTCCTGCTTAGTCCTACCCGCATACCATACCAGATCCACCACTCCGGCGTTACTTTGCCGGAGTGGCCTCCCCGTTTTTTTCTGGTGCAAGTTCAACTTCCCTTTTTGTGCCTTTAGAGACTGTCTGCGTAATGCAGGCCATTAGATCCGGCAAATCGTCACTACCACACATGTCACACAGATCATCGTATGTCGGAGGTTCCGGGTTTTCGATCCCTTCGAGCTTTGCATAGCGTGCACCAGCATCCAACATAGCCGCTAAAATCCACATCACTTCTTTGAGACTTTTGTCCTCTGCCTCAGACAGTGTTTTATACATAGCCTCCAGACTGCCATAACGATCCACGCACGCGATCGTAGTCCGCGTAGAAAAACATGCCATATATTCCTTCCCAAGAAGGTTTAAGGTTCCAGTTCTCATTCCGCGCCTCCGAGCAACTTCTTAATATATGTCTCTGCGTCAGCCTCACTATCCAGGAGCGCGCAGCGATACCAAACATGATTTGCCGTGTCGTCGCGCATGATAGTTGCAGATAATTCCTGCGTCTGCCATTCAATTGTTTCCCCTTGGGTTGTCGCAGCGACCGCCGGGATGGCAAACTGTACTTTGGGGAATACAAACCCCATCCACTTGATAGTGCCGGACTGCTGCTTTTTGATAATCCCGCCAAATCCAACATATGGGATCGACTGATCCCCTGTAAAAATCAACTCCTTCGGAGTCTCAGTTGTGATAGATTCGTCTGTGACCGTCTGTAACTCCATGCCAAGTACACCTGCTGCTGCATTCGGCAAGAGGTCGTCTGTTGTAATCGTCAGTGTACCTCCGCTGAACTGTTGTGCAGATTCCGCCGGTCCGTTGTCTGCATACAAAATATTAGCATCTGTTCCATCAAGCTCCATCGACATTTCTACGGCTTTTCCAAGCAGGGCAATGCCGGTGTAGGAAACAGACGCTCCAGTGTTGGAATAGATCGCATAATATGGCTTGCTCAATCCAATAGTTGCCATGAATAATCTCCTTTCACTCCATCAATTTTTCGATTTCTTCATCAATGACTTCCGCCATCTTCTTCTCCACTTTTTTCCTTGCTTTGGCAATCGCCGGCTTTACAAATGGATGCGCTTGTTTCCAACTGGAACCAGATTCCACGCCACGGGCCACGAGCTGATTTGGTTGTCCTTGTGGATAATCCTCTGTTTTTGTTTGGTTATAGCCATCAAATCCAATCTTTACATTCAAAAATCCAGCTCCATTATCCTGAATTTTGGCAATACCCAAACCATCCAATAGTCCCCGCTTCTGCACTGCTGTCACACCGCCAGGGAGTGGATTCTTTTCAGTGCCGTATCCAGTAACGACCGGAAGGCTCTGAATCCCACGCCGAATTTCATCCGTCATAATCGCCGCTCCCGCATATAGCGCTTTCCCGGCAATGCGATCAGCATCTTTTCCAAGTTTGGAAAGCTTGAGTTCATATTCTTCTAGCCCTTTAAATGTGATATTGGCCATCAGATCACTTCCCAGTACCACTCATAGTGAATCAAGCCTGTATCCTCTTCGTACTGCACAGAGTTCAGATACCAACTGGCTCCAATCCCCTCCAATGCTGCTGGAATTGCGGAAAAAAGTGGATCTTCTTCTACCTTGGTAAACAGATGAACCGATCCGGTATAACACCTTTCTGCATGTAGGTCGTCTGCGCTGAGATCATTTCCACCGTCCTCCATCCAAGTGATATAGGGCGGTGTCGAATTGGGATCTGCTACATAGTGATAGCAATATTCAGTCAGTGCAGACAGCGCTTTTTTCAATTGTTCCAGCATCGATTCCCTCATCTCTTTCCAGCGTCAAATCCGAGGCCGGCAGGTTATCCTCATCGACAACATCCTGCTTTTGTGTTATGCGGTAGGCGTTCCCATCCAAGTGATCGTATGGATGCAGAATGATCTTATCCTCTGCCGGGTTGATCTCATAAATCCTGTGTACTCGAACAAGTGCATCAACCCGATCTCCATATTGCTGAGCAGTATAATGCCTCGTTATACCAACTGTGCGGTTTTGGTAGTAGCTGCTCCAAACCTTTTTGTACTTCATAACCGGCATGCTGCCGGGCGGGGCCACATTGGCCCCGTTCCAGACAGTAAGCACACCACTATCCAATGGCATTTGTCGTCACCTGTGCTTTCTGAGAAAACAGCCTATTGTTGAGCGCCCATCGCAGCATGCGTGGCATTGCCTCCGCAGTGGCACGCTTTCGCACGAGATAGGCCGCATACATCTCGATAAGCTGCGCATCCTCCACGCTGTTTGTCAGCGATACCCCTTCTTTGGCAATGAACGCCCTTGCCGCTTGAATACACTGCTGCAGATAGTACCGCCGCTCCTCGCTTAGATAGAGCTCACCCAGATCAGCCTGCAAAATCAGAAGGATTTCTGCATCCGTCATATCAGCTCGCCGCACCGGTCACGGTAACTGTATAAACTCTCACAGCATTGCCCTGCTTGACAGTCACAGTGATGGTATTGGAGGCAGACGCCGTCAGCGCTGCAGTGCCACCGTTGCGCAGATTCTTGCCGTTTACAGCAATTGCAACCTGTGCGCCGGGCTGTGCCGCAGTTGCCTCAATCTTCACAGAATTGCTGGTGGCCGTACCGCCAGAATAGCTGTAGGTCTCCGGGTCAAACTCCGGTGCCAGGGTGACACCATTCATCGTCAAATTCTGAAGCTGTGCATCGTTTGCAGTATCAGCTGCAAAATCCATAGCAGTAGTGACCTCTGCATTGTTGATATTGATGGCTACAAATGCGCCGGGGATGATGGGCATACCATCTGCCCGCTGCTTTGCGCGGAATACCGTATTGTCCTGCAGGAACTGAACCTCATAGCTGGATTCAATGCTCATGCCGGATCTCTGTGCCAGCAGATACAGATCGCCATAGCCGCCCACAATGTCACCATCCGGCATAAACTCCAGAATATCCACATCGCCGGTGACAATCGGCAGAGAGCCGAACAGATTTGCCACAATATCACCAGTCGCGGTGAAAGTAATCAGCTTGCTCTTAAGGGTAGCATAGGTCTTGGAGTTCATAGCCCAGAACATGGTGCCGCGGTTATAACGGGTATAGGTTGCACCAGTTGCAGTCATCAGAGCAGACCAAAACGCAGCACCGGTGACAGAATCACCGCCGATTTTCAGGATGTTGGTTGTGTGCAAATCCACCCACGCAGGTGCGTTGGCCGGATAGTCGCTGGGTGCGCTCTCCTGCGCCAAACGAGTCACAATACCCAGCGGCATGCGGGAAGCACTTCCCTTGCCGTACAAAATCGCCTTGTCCATCGCCAGGCCAATGCTCTCACTCAGCATCTCAACAATCCAGGACGCCAGGTTGATATCGTTATCTTCCAGCAAAGAGTTGCAGACCGGTACATATCCGGCCACTTTGTAGCCGTCCAGCGTAATCTGATTGAACACAAAATTCAGCTCATTGATCGCGCCGCACATTTCCGTCCAAATAGCTTCAGGGACTGTTCCAGCAATCGTCTGACGAGCCTGTCCACTGACATTGCGGACGCGCACTCGGTTCAGCAGTTTGGAGTATCTGAACATGTTCTCACTGATGAGATCGAGGAACACGACCGGGATTGTCAGCTCTGCACCAGTGATAGCCCGGCTCTGGCCCTTCATCCCACGCAACTGCGTCAAGAATGCTTTCGTATCCTCCTGGGCGAGAATGCTGTTGCGCTGCTCGACCGGAAGTGCATCAAAAGCCCGGCGACTCATGGGCAGTGCGCGAATGTTGATAGTTTCCATTTTCACTTCACCTCTCGTGTTTTCATTTCTTTTCTCTTCTGGCTTGTACGGCTTCGGGGCACTTCGTTCAATCTCTTCCAGCTCTGCTTCGAGCCCTTCAATATCCGCGGAAAGCTTCTGTTTTGCCGCGTCGTTTTCCATCTTCTCCTTTTCAAATGCCTCGATTCCCTCGTTTACTGCGGACTCCTGCTCTGCGTTGCCAGGTTCCACCTCATTGATGGCTGCCTCCAGTTCCGCTTCACGGGTTTCAAAATCCGCATCCTTGCGCTCCAGCTCGGCCAACTCTGCCTTTTTTGCGTCAATAGACCGCCGGAGCATCAGCACTTTAAGCATCTTGTTTTCCCCTTCCATTTAAAAAATAGAGCGTGACCAACCGATTTCCTCGGCCAGCCACGCTCGGCTCGTCTGCCTCAACGCTTAGAGGCAGGATTTTGTATTTCCCGGCGTTTAATCTCATAGACTTTCACGCCATCCTTCACTGGGATGATCTCCACTCTCTCCCCACGGGACAAAATGGATTCCACTGTTTTCTTTTCTGCCTCACTGAGTACCATGCAATCTCTCCATCGCCCGGTGCTTCCACACCTCTGTACGCTTTCGTTTGATCTCTTCCAAGTCATGCTTTCTAGCAGACACAGTCGTCTCCTGGTAGGCCGGAAATGTACATGGTGAAATTTCATACAAAGGCGAGACTCTGGTGATTGTCCAGTGTACTGTCCCATCCTCTCGGTAGTCTGTTTCCTGTGCTGCAATGTCAAAGCCAAATGAACATCCCGTGATATCTCCGCGGGCAATTCTGGCGTATGCATTCATTGCATCCGTGTCATTGCGATTGAGCTTCACCCGCCCCCACAAGCCGCGGGAATCCTGTCTGATCTCCATTGTCCCGGCAGATGTCCGTCCCAGCACAATGTCTGTATTGTGGTTGTAGAGTGCCCGCACATCGTCCGAAACACTTTCGTCAAATGCACCCGGCGCAATACTCTCTGTTGCTCCCGGCCACAGCTCATAGGTTGTGTTAAACACAGCAAAGTAACCTTCGATAAAGAGGTCATCCCCTTCCTCTCTGGTCTCCATCTTATCCATCGGGATATATCTATGCTCCATTTCCCTCACCCCCATTCTGTACCAGTTTCCCCTGGTCTCCCAGTCTATCTTGTGGCAAATAGTTTTCCAGGGCAAGCAGCTCATTCATTTCAGGATCTGGCGGCAGATTAACCCAGCCTCTCCACTCGTTCCGACGCAGGGCCATCCTGTCGACCATCTCGCCTCCAGCACTTACAAGTTCTGTAATGCTGTAGGAATATAAGCTCCAAGAATTAAACTGGAAAAACCAGTCCGGCCTATATAGGAGTTTTTTCGTCAGCTCCTGTTCAATCGAGCGCGCCAGCGGCATGATCGTCGTGTTGACGAAATTGTTCCAAGCGTCCCGATTAAAGTCACCCACACCCAATACAAATGGTGGGATTCCAAGCACTGCCGCCACTGTTCGCTTGTCCAGCGTAACCATAGCGTCCAGCGCAAGGTCGGACAGTGTAAGGGGCCGTACCTGCTCCACGGAAAATTGTTCCGCTGGAATCAGCCACGGTTCTCCAGCCTCTCCACTCATGGCATAGCTCTCCAGGAGCTTCTGTCGTCCTTCCGGGCTGGCAAAGTCGTCTGTCAGTGCATCCACTTTGACAATAATGCTTGGCTTCCACTTGCTGGCCATAAAGCCTTTTTGTGTAGCCGCTGCCTGTTTCAAATTACTTGCCACATCGGCCAACGACACTCGATAGCCTGTCCCCATCCATGGATAATAAGTGTCAGGATTCAGCACAAAATGAAGCACATTATCTGGGCTGTACTCTCTCCCATCGATTGCCACTTTATATCCCCAACCGTCCGGGATAAAAGCCGCCAGCGTTGGAGGAATCGGGTTCAGATCCCGGATCATCCCGGCTCTGCTATCCGGCCATACGACGGCATTTCCATTTCCCTCCAGATATAGCGTACGAATAATCCAATGGATGAATTGTTCGCGTGTGGTATATCTGTTCGGATCGATATCAATCTTCCTGGCCAGCTCATTCTGTACCCTTACATCTCCGTCGTCACGGTTTTCCATAAGACGGATTGTCATACTTCCAATCAATCTGGCAATGGTGTCCACGCCTGCTGCAATTTCTGGATTATGCGCTAAGCTGGTATAACCCTGGCAAGTCAGAGTATCAAATGCCGCACTGGAGCATAACCATGCCATACTCCTTTTTTGGGGTTCAGCCCTTGCGGCCGGCCTCGACCGCTTCCGTTTGCTCAATCAGATTTCCCCTTTCCATTCCACCACTCCTGTCCTTTCTTTTGCCGCTCCATGTTTTCCAAGTATCTGATACATGCAAACACTGATGCATCAAAAAGGTCAATGCGGTGCTCAGGTTGGACTTTGTCATATTGGATTGCATCATCTGTCTTTTCCACAGCGGATACATTTTCCACACAATATTCATAGGCCTCTGAATGCAGGTAATAGAGGTTTCCATCTTTTGCACTCTTTTCAATATGGCGGAATCCCTCAGATTTTTTGTAATAGTATTGCGGCTGGTCGATGACCTTGAATCCCGCTGTTTTCATCCCGATAAAATACTCCCGGCAAAATTTTCGATCATGTCCTACTTGCCTGATCTTAAAGCCCTTTTTTCGCATCTCCACAAACCAATTCACCACATCGGAGTGATTTACCGTTGGAGAATTACAAAGAGTCAGCCAGCCGTCGTCTGCCCATCCAAACAGCGGGATGTTGTCTTGATCTGCCTTGATATGCGCTGCCACCACTGGGAAAAATGCGTGTGTGATGATGATATCTGTTCCCTTGTAGTGACCAAATAGGCACGCTGCCGTCAGATCATGAAGTTTTGATAGATCGGCACCGCCGTACCAATCAATCGGAAGTTTTGCAAGCTGTTCAATCGACCAGTCATACCTTGCATCACTCTTTCTAAATTCTTCAATGTCAAACCATGCCTTGACAGCGTTGGTATAGACATTCAGAGACTTTGCAAAGAAATCCTTGCGCTGTTGTGGATCATTCTGCGCCTGTAGGGAGTCGTTTAGGATTTCATTTGGCCGGATGGTGATACCATAGCCGGGATTCGCCATCTCATGGATCTGAGGGTCCGTGAAATCTACGCTGCCATCTTTCACACCTTCCGGGGCGCAGCACATGAAGATAAAATACTGCTCATCCTTGATCGTTCCATCCAATACCTTTCTGCAGTATTTCAGGCGTTGCCCCAAGAACAGTTGCTCGTTATCTCCCGCTGTGGAAATACCGATTAAAAGTTTGTTTGTGTAGGCTTTCATGGCCTCTTTGAACAAATTGTATTGCTTTGGCTGCTTGAACGCGTGAATCTCATCACAGATTGCACAGGAAGCATTAAGGGAATCCTGCGCATCGGGGTTGGAGGCCAAGGCCCGAATAAAAAACGATCCGTCCTCCAATTCCGATTCCATGCTGTGCTCGTTATTGTTATCTATGATTTTGACCGTTCCGCCGTCCTTCTGGTTTTCTCCCATTCGATTGATGTTGTACTTCAAAAAATTAAAACTCTCAAGCGACTGCATTAGAGCAGCGGACGCTATGTAGGTCTTACTTCCGCTCTTGCGATACAACAGGGATAGCGCCCACGCAAGGGCGGCGGCTAACCCGGTTTTGCCATTTTTCCGTGGAATATAAATCAAAGCTTCGTGGAAGCGAACAATGTCAGTCCCCTTGAGCTTAAATCCAACCAAATTGTAGATGATAAACTTCTGGTACGGCTCCAACAGAAATGGGCTTCCCCGCAGCGGAGTTCCGTCCAGCCTCTCCCCTTGCTGGTGGCAAAGGGTTTTCTCAATAATCCCGATGCAAAACTCCGGGGCCTTCGGATCTATCTCATAATCAGGGTTGTCCAAGTCGCTGAAAAACCTGTTTACTGCCTGCTGCAATTCCATGCAGGCGATCTTTCTCCCGTCCCGTATGCTTTCGGCGTACTCCAGGACGGCAGGCCAGTTCTTAGCCTTCGATAGCTTGTAGGGCCAAGGCAAGCCCACCGGCCTTCTCTTTCTTCGGACTGTCGCCCGTCATTTTTTTGTAGCTGCTCGGAGTCAGCCCCAACTCCCGCCAGTACGCCAGGGCGGATTTATTGAGATCGTCCCACAGCACGAGCAGGGGGTTCTTCGTTGTGTTGGTCGCCCCGCCCTTGTTCGTATATTCCTGGACTGGTTGGCAACCTCCCTCCACATACTTCTCATACACAGTATCCCTCTGCTCTAAAATGTCCGCCAGCGTAGAAATTACAGAATCATAGGCTTTTTCCGTCTGCCCAAGCGCAGACAACTGCTGCTTTATTAAGTTTTTCCATCGCTTTGCGGTCATATCATATCCCTTTCATCAAAATTTGGCTCAGAGTTGGAAAAAGTTACCCACGCCATTAACATTTTGCGCGGAATTGTTATGGTTAAGAGGGGGGGATGTCCGTCTCATCAACGCTACTCCGGCCTCTGTCAGTCTGTTTGTGTTCCGGTCATGCAGCGTATTGTGCATTGCACGACTCAAGCTTATTAGATTCCATAAGCAATACGCATACTCTGGATACTCATCTGCTGGATAAATATGATGTACCACCTCTGCAGAGACTTGTTTTCCATATCGTTTGGACAACTGGCACTTATACCCATCACGACGCATTGCTTTACGCGCAAGTACTTTCCATTTTTTTGATTTATAATCAAATTTTCCCAAAATATTTTCTCTTTTCCTATTGACTTTTATAGTGCACTATATTATAATAGAATCATGGAAAGGAGGTAAGACAATGAGCAAAAATAAAAGCGGCAACAAGAAGGCCAGCCCCGAAAGCAAGCTCAATCTTGTTACCGCAATCCTAAACCTCGTAATCGCTTTCATACTTTTGTTTGATAAGCTTACGAGCTAGGGAGGAAAGGGGAGCAATCCCCTTCCCTCTTAGATGATAACAAAGCGCCCGCTCATTGTCAAATCATTATGGATGTCCTAATCTATGTGCTTATTGGCATCAGCATTGTCTTGTCATTGTTGGCCATCATTCTATCTATTAAGGCTATCCGGAAAGGAAGAAAGTAAGTGCAAGAATCTGATAAGTATGCCTCACAGAAAAACCATCTTTCAAAACAAAAGCAATTGCGCGTGTGGGTAAATCCTGATAAATATGAGGCATTCAAACAGAAAGTAGAAGCAAATGGTACTTCAATCTATTCCCTTATTAACGCATGGATCGACCAATATCTGTATGAGTCGGAGTCATAACACTCCGGCTCTTTTTTCATCGCCAGCCCCCTGCCCCCAGCCGTCCTGCGATGATCTTTCCCACAAGTCCATTTGGTGCAAGCCGCCGGTACTGCCCCGGCGTACGCTTTCGCCTGCATATCCCTGCCGACTAGGATGCGCATCGGCAGGTGAGAAGGTTGGAGGTTATGCAAATCATGAAAAAAGTACCTGAAAAATCATCCTGCTTACAATTGTAAGACGATTTCTCAGGTGCGTGCCCCCAAATGGGGGCATTTTAAAAATAATTTTCTCGTCCATATAAATAATCAATCGAGACTTCAAAGAAGTCCGCCAATTCTGCAGCATCATCCAAACTCGGAACTCGTTCTGCCCGTTCATATCTGGCAATCATATTTTTTGATAGTCCGCACAGTTCCGAAAGCACCCGGCGGCTGATTCTCCGTCGCTCTCTGAGCTGCCGCAGCCGGTTCGGAAATTCGCTCAACCGTCTCACCCCTTCTCCCACTGAAAGAAGTATTCAAAGGGCTTGCCCGTGTAACGCAAAACTCTCTGTGCATGTTTGACCGTCACAGAGCCCACTTTGATTTGCCTTGCTACCGTAGATGGTCCCATACCACATTGAACTGCGAATGCACGCAGGCTCATACCCATTGCACGGATTTTGGCCGCCGCATCTGGCCTATACGCAATCCGTGCTCCGTCATCAATGCATTTCTCTATGAAATCCATCCTGTAGTCGCCCTGATCGCTGCATCGTCTGTCATAGGCCCGCATGCTGCGCAGTTCTTCCTCCGTAAACGGCGCAATCACTGGCACTTGTTTTCTTTCTCCATTTCAACCGCAAACGCCAGTCTACACAGAGCGTGTACAAGATGGTCATTTGTATCATCTCCGGCCAGCCATGCAAATACATGCGTAAGTGCCCGACCCACATGCTCTCTTTCTGAGATCAGCTTGTAGTTGTTCTCTGTGTAATGGTGAAGCGTGTCAGACTCATATCGCACATGGCTCAGTGCCAACATCGCACGCGGCGGCAGCCACTCAGATTTATATGGTCTGTCTGACTGTACTCCACCGGACGCATTTTCTGTCTTGTCTGTTTCTTTTGCAAGTATTCCCATAATATTATCCTCCTTATTTCAAGACAATTCCCGATTCTTCCTTGAGCGTAGTTTTGCAATCATCCGCATCCTTCTTACAATAGCAGTTCAGCATCGGGTCATTCGGGTCACACATACAGCATGGTTTCCCGTCACAGGCGCTTGGGGGATCATAAACGCAGGTTTCGCATATCCACTCAGCCATTCTTTATCTCCGCCAGTTTCATTTCCAATGCTTTCTCCGCTTCATCACGGGCCTCATATTTCCTAAAATGGCGACCGCACAGCCATTTATAGCCGTCAGGCGTTGGCCTCCCGCTCGTCGCCCACTCGTGGCACCCCTCTTCCTGGCACTCACATTCCGGTGCGGGCTTAGGGTCAGGCCAGTTCAAAATGCTCCACGCCCATTCAAGGGTGGATAGCCCGCCGGTGGTATATGCCGGTCTGCCGTCGGGGGTTGTGCCATGATAGCCAAACTGCCGCGCCACATCCTCGGCGAACTCTCTCAGCGTCTTGTCCGCCTTGACCAAATCCCTCAGCCGATCAAGGTCGTACTCGTCGCCCAAGATGTTCTCGATGGCCTTCAGCTGCTCCCATATCTTCCGCTGAGAGCAATCACCATCCTCGCAAAAAGAGCCGCCCCGCACCTCATCGCACATTGCGATGTCGCAGAAATTCCCCTCAAATGTCAGCCGCTTCATGGTCAGTCCTCCTTGAAGTATCTCTCCCACTGCTCCGTTGTGGAGTTTGTATAGTTCAGGTCAATATCGTCATCCCATTCAATCCTTGGACCGACTTTCTCATTGGAAAAGCGGGTGATGCAACTGACAGAAATCCCATCAAGGGCATCATCACTGATAAGTTGCTTAATTTCATTCAGCGACAAATCTTCTTCCAGGTCGCATACATAGAGTGTCATTTTGTAAAGCTGTGCCATTTTCAGTCCTCCTTCTGGCCGCGCCATGAATTGCAGAAGTGGTCGCACCCTTCGCAGTCATCTGAATCAATATATCCCGGATGCTCTTGCAGTGACGGGCAGATGCACGGCTCAAAATCCGGGTTTCCATTCTCGCAAAACTGCTTTCTCAGAAAACCTTCGCTATCAATGTACTCACAGATCCCATCAAACTCCCGCTTCACCTGCTCCAGCTCATCAATGCAATCAGCATGATTCTTTTCGGCCACAGCACAGTCCGTTCTCACCTGCTCCAGTTCGACCCGCAACTTCTCGTTTTCGGCCTGGAGTACGGAGAGGGCGGTGGCTGCATCATCCATGTCCTGTTTATATAGCATCTCAAACAATGCGCCACGGTGGCTTCTTAACCGCTCAATCAGCTTCTCAATGTCCATCAGGGTTCCTCCTCTGCCTCCGGCGGGCGGCGGTCAGGCGGTGCGGGAAGGGGCATCCAGTGTGTGACCTTCACACCCGCTCCTGCTTTCCCCGGAATAAAAATCCCTTCGCAGTCCAAAAATCTTACCATGTTGTTTCGTGAGGAAATATAGCAACATTCTCCGTCCGTCATAAGCACCTGCGTGTTTTCCTTTTCCGGCAACCTATCCTCCACGCTCACCCACTCGTTCGGCGGGGTGAGGGTGGGCGCTTCTTCTATGGCGCGGATCATCTCCCAAATCATCTTGTTTTCTGCCTTAGCTACATTTAGCAACCAGCTTGTTCCCGCTCCCGCTGTATAGTCATCCTGAAACATAGTTGCTTCTTTCTTCCAGTCTTTTAACGGCAGGCTTTCCAAATCAATCTTTCGCTTCATCTTTCAGCGCCTCCAGCCTTTCCATCACCATCTCCACGGCCTCGTCCGTCTGGGCCGCCCCACACCATGCGCAGAAAGGTGTTTCTACATCAGGGGTTCTCCCGCATTTTGTACAGCGGCACTGTATATTTCCAGCTCCCAAAGGCGGCAAGTAGTGTTTCCACACACCCCTCCACACCTTCTCCACCGTCTCCCGGCTGACAGGTCGGAGGGCTTGTGCTCCCATTCGACTAGAAATTTTTATTTTGTCATTGGAATAATCTTCTACGCAAAGAGAGTTAGTTGCTAGTTTCTGTAGTATTTTTCTCGCTTCTTCCCGCGTCATGGCTGTGCCTCCTTTTTCGCCCCGTCCCGATCATTCCGCTTCATCGTGTGCGGCCTCCTCGATCCCAATCTCCGTTCTGGGATTCTGCTTATCGTAGTAAACGCGGCTGCCGTCGTGTCCAGCCACAATGCAATAGTTGTCGTCTTCCAGAATCCCCGCTTCCACCAGAATGTCGTCCACTGCCTGCAGCAGGTTCACCAGATCTGTCCTGCGCCGGGTTGGCAGATAGAACAGACACCGGACATTGACCGGTGTGCAGATTGGCTCTGCGGGTGCTGGCCTCAGGAACCACCTTGCCGCCTCTGCGTACTGCTCATACTGCGGCGATGGCTTCACAAACCGCCGGCCGGTTTTGGCATTGTACATGATTTGCTGGTGATTCTTCTTCGTCACCGGCGCAAGCGGGATGGTATATCTAAGCTCCATTCCGTCCCTCCAGTTCCAGCATCTTTGCCAGTGCCTGCTTCTCGTACTCCCCAGGCGTGCCGTTTTTGCCGCTCGCTGCGCTCTGTAAAAGTTCGTCCTCCCAGCGCCCCTGATTGAGCCAGGTTGCCGGGTTTGGGATATACTGGCCGCCATCTTTGCGCCATTGGTCGCTTTGTTTCTGTCGGTCGACGGACTCCAAAAGCGTTTTTAAAGGCACTTTGACCTTTGCAAACGCCTTTCGTGCCTCTCCCTTCCCGACCTTTTTGGGGTATACCTGCCAGAATTGCTCAAACGCCGCCTCCCGCGCGCCCGCGCGCGCGTTGGATTCGGATTTGGATTCGGATTCGGATTGTATTGGATTGGATTGGATTAAGGCCGCAGCCTGCGGCAATCCGCCGCAATCCGCCGCAGCCTGCGGCAGAGCGTCTGCCTCTTCCGGTCCTGGGTACTTTGGCTTTACATCCCGGATTCTCTGATGATTGCTCCAGGTTGGGAACCAAAAGTAGGGCTTCCCGCCTACTGTGTAGAGGGAAACGCAGCCTTTGGCCGCCAAACCGTGGACAGCTCTCTCAATGTCCTGCAGGGATGTCCGTTCCCGCAGTGGGAAAATACGGCCCTTTAGAATGGCCGGGCGCGCATCTCCACGCCCGGCATCATCCACCGATAAAATCAGCCCGATCCAAAGCCGAAATTCAAAGTCTGTCAGAGACGCAATCTTATCACTCGTACAGATGCTTTCCTTGATCACCCGATTCGGCATGTTCCCACCGCCTTAAAACGGGAGGGGTTCTGAGGAATCCTGCGGCATATAGGAGGCGGAACCGCTCCGCCCCGGATTCTCCGCGCTGTCGGATTTTGCTGCCAGCAGCTTCTTTTTGGGAATCTGGAAGTCCCCCTTTTGATAGGCGTCCAGGGAGATCGTTTTATCTACATAGAGCCGCGTCCCAATGGACCCATCGTTTTTGTTGTACTCCTCTTCTCCAAGCACCACACCAATCCGCTTCCCAACCATCTGCCGCAGCTCGTTCTCCCGGAACTGGTAGCCGGGATTGCTCCGTTCCAGCGCCGTCTTGAACGCCTTGAAAAAGCCGAGTGCTTTTGGTTTGTAGGAACGGATCAGTACAATGGGCCAGAACCCGGCCCGGTCATAGGTCTCCTGGTTGTTGTCCTTGTAGGTTCCCTCTGCAAAGTCCCATTCGATCCGGAGATATTCCTTGTCCTCAAAATCCTCCACATTGCAGATTTTTGCCACATACGCTCCCGGCGTCGGGTTGTCAAACTCGTCCATCTCCTGAATCTCGTCCCAGTTAAACTGTCTCATGTCCTGTCTCCTCTTCTTTTGTTTTATTCAGTCCCCAGTACGCCCGAATCGTGGTGTCTACCAACTTCAGGTCGTTGTCAATTTCCGCCTCAAACATGTCCATTGGACTCTTGGCTGTGCTGAATCCACCGGACTGCGTCAGAAAGGAGTGCTTGTCCTTCTCCGCCCGGCACAGCAGCACGATGGAGAACAGCCCCTCCACGGTGAGCTTTTCATCCAGCATCTTTCCAATGGTCTTGGCTTTTAAATTGCCGTTTGCATCTGCCTCCACATGGTGCAGAAAATAGACGATGCAGTCCGGCGGGGTAGCTGCAATAACAAACTGGATCAAATCCCGAAAGTGCAGCGCAATATCCGTAAACTTGTTGTAACCGGTCTCTTTTGCCCGGTCAAAGAACTCAAAGGCCAGCAGGTACTGGCTGTCGTCGATGGCGTATGTACGAAGATAGTCGTTCGGGAACCGTCCATCCTTGTCCCTTTGCGGCAGCCGCTCTTTGATTTTGTCATAGCCCGCGCCATTGATCACTCTCATCTTTTTTCGAAACGGCAGCGGCTTGGAGGCCACATTGAAAATGCCGATCTCTTCCGGCGCAAAGTTCCGCAGTGACGCGGATTTTCCCGCGCCGCTTTCTCCTAAAATTAGTACTGGAATGCCCATACTATTGATCCTCCATTTTCTGTAGCGGGCAGCTCTGTTCCCGGTCATATGTATCAAAAATCAGGTTGTGCGTCAGGCGGCACCGGCTTCTCTGCAACCCGTCCGAGTAGCAGAACTCGCAGTTCTGGCACCACACCCGATCCTCCGGAAACCACACTGTCACCTTTGTCTGCATTCTGGTGTAGTATCTCACGCCGTTTGCGCGCATCGTGTTTCCCGCCTTTCTCTCAGCCATGCCGCATAATCTTCCAGGGCAATGTCGTCCTCCGCCACCCAGCGCCGGGCAAAGGCCGCCCGGCCCTTGCCGGTATGGTATTTCCCGTACAGCGTGTGATACAGTTCCGGGCTCCACTGGTCAATTTTGCAGTCGAGATATGCCTCATAGAAATCGCGGTCACGCCCTCTGTCATAGGCGTACCGCTCTGCCGCCTCCGGCGTGATGGACTCCACGAGGCAGTCCCGGCAGACGCCGTCGAACAGATCTTCCTCCAGATGCCAGCTACCGCATCGTCCGCACTGCCGGGCCGCCTGGAAGCCACCGCCCATACACTTTGGGCAGCACTCCGTCGTCTCTCCGTGCGGCTCCTGGTACAGATACGGTTCGTCAAACACATGGCCGCACTCTACGCATTTATACATTCTGATCCGCTCCCATCTGCGCCTTTGCCGCCGCAATGACCCCCATGTATGCCTGTGCATAATTGTTGTTCTTATGCTTACTGCGGACTGCCGCTTCCAATTGATCCAGGTCGCCATAGAAGCAGCCGGTCGTTGCCCGAATTTTACCGTCCTTGCAACGGAAGAATGTAATGGTGTCGTTTCTGGAACCAATTGGTCCAGAAGTGAAATAATCCGATGTTTTACAGATTTCTGCATTGCCGTGGACCCATGCATCGCCGCAGACCTGCGCATTGCCGTAGACCAACGCATCGCCGCAGACCTGCGCATTGCCGTAGACCTGCGCATCGCCGTAGACCCACGCATCGCCATTATGCGACAAGTTTTCTTCTTTCTCGATCCAGCCGCCCAACTCCCCGGCCTTTACATCTCCAAAATCTGCAAGCGCCCGGATCCGGTGCAGTATCCGCCCATTCCATTCCTGCGTCTCATCTATGAGCTCATATTTTTTATTCATTGACTTTTCCTCCAAACCCGCTTACAATAGCGGTGTACATTGATTTTGGTCGTTTGACCAGTCTGCCGCTTTCAGAGGTTCCAGCTCTGAGAGCGGCTTTTTTATTCATAGTGGCAGCTGATTGCCAGCCCAAGAAACGCCAAAACATTTGCTGCAAATCCCCCGATCACATGGCCTGTCACCGTCAGGGCAAGGCCTGTCAGTCCGGCCAGAACCATAACCAGAAAGCCTAGAATCTGTTTTTCCGCCCGCGACACATACCGCTGGTTCCGCTGCATGGACTGGCGCTCCACTTTCCGTTTCAGCGCTTCCAGATTCCTCTTTTTCTCATGGTTCAGGTTCACAATGTAGATTACATCCTCGTTCATTCGTTCCTGTGTCATTCGGTTTCCCTCCTTTTGTAGGTTTCCATGATGCTTAAAATCTTGTCGAATACCTCCCGCATCTCTTCTTCCTGCTCTGCCGGGAGCTTTGCAACCGCATCCACGCCATACACCGCCCGCAGCAGCGTTCCTATTGCGTTCTGGATGGGATAGCCGTATTTACAGCTGACCGTGGTCTGTCCGCCTGTGCTATAGTGGTAGATGTGTTCATAATCAAATGCATCCATCCGCTCCCGATATGGCTCATATACCCGCTGATAGGTGGTGCGGTTCCGCTTCTTCTCCTGTTCCCGCTGCTCCAAAAACGCTAAAATCTCCGCTTTCATCTCTGCCGTCATTGCCATTTTTCCTTGCCCCTTTCGGTTTCCTGTGTTATGCTTTCCCCAAAGAGCTTTTCCACTGTGCTCTTGACTACCCGCGCTATCAGGATAGCGGTATCTAAACTTGGCCGTTGAGTACCATATTCAATCCGTTGATAGCTAATTTCTGAAATCCCCACCTTTTTTGCAACTTGCACTTGCGTAAGGTGGTGTTTTTCACGCGCTTCTACAAGCTTTATATTTTTCATCACCCACTCGCTTTCTGGATTTAACACTACGCATTGCGTTGTGTTATATCCCTATGATACACTACGCCGTGCGTAGTGTCAAGTATTTTCTTAGGGGGGCTTTTTATGTCATCTATTGGGGAAAGGGTTAAAGCACTACGCATCATCAAAAAAGTGACTCAAAAGGAAGTTGCTGAGGGCATTGGCGTTAATCCCGTGTCTGTTCAGCGATTTGAATACGGCTCTGTACGACCAAGTCTGGACACCCTCATCGCCTTGGCGGACTATTTTGATGTGTCTTTGGATTACCTCTGCGGCAGATCTGACAACCCGGATATAAACAGATAAAGGAGGATGTCATGTTGTGGTGGCAAACAATTTTGAGTTATGTCATTCCCCTTGTGTCAGTCGCTCTATCTTATATCTTCGGTAGATATGAATCCCGCAAATCATACCTTTCTTCCGTGCAAAGAGAGCGGTATGACTCCTTTTATGTCCCTTTCATTAATAAGCTGTATGCCGGCATGATGTGGGATGTAGAATTTTCTTCTCTACCATTGAGTACCAGAGGCATGTTTTTTGATCTCATCATGCACAATATTCAATTTATTGATGAAGAAACCGTCAAATTAATTCCCGGTTTCTATCATGCAATGTTGGATAACCTTGAACAAGAAGACGGAAGCATATATCAGGTAGATAACGATACTGCACTTGATGAAATCTTCAACCAAATTGCATTGAGCATACTATCCCAAGCAAAAGTACTATCAAAAGAACTACGCTTACCAGACATCGGAGCGTGCGCCGCAGCCAAGTTTTCTGAATCAGCCCAAAAGCCAAAATAATTACCGCAAGTATCACAGTCAATTGGCTTCCAAATGTTGCGAAAAAATTAGCAACATTTTCACTTAGGATGCACATAATCCGTCTAAAACCTCCTTATTGCCCTGGCCGATTTCTTTCAGGTTTACAATGTAGATTGCCTCCTGGTCCATCCATTCATTGCTCATCTTGTTTCACCTCCTTAAATGCCTCTGGCATCCACCAGAGTTCTTGCTACCAAGTCTGTGTCATAACGGATTCTGCTTCCGACCATTGTGCCGGGCAGGGCGACCTGCGCAATCCACTCCTTTGTGTATTTCCGATTTTTGTAGCCAAGCTCAACTGTCAGATCTGCAACCGTCATCATGCCGCCATATAGCTCGCGCAGAATGTCCCGTTTTTCTTTGACGGCTTTTGTGTAAACCGGCGATCTCATAACTCTCACTCCTTCTTGAGATTGTCACTTTTTTATTAATTTGATAAAATGGCCTCATAAGGAGGCGATTTTCATGTCAAAGCCAGACAAATTAGTAAATAAAATTCTCCTTTTTATGAATCAAAATGGGTCCGGATGCTATTGCTCTATTGCCACAAATTGGGACAGTGAAGCCAGCATCCCTTTTGGACAGATTTGTAAAGCTGTAAATGCTGGAGAAGCTGAAGTGCAAGCAGCTGTGGCTTATATGGTCAAGCATGATCTCGCAGAATATGGCCGCCTCAGCTCCAAATCCGGGCCAATCAACATTTCATTCCGACTCAACCATGAAGGCCTGCACTATAAGGAATTTCAGAGGCTTACACAGGTTGAACGCTGGAAAGAACGGACCTATGGCTTTTTCTCCGGCGTGCTCATCTCTGTTCTGGCTGGCATTATCATAGAATGGCTTTTAAAATAACCAGTCCAGTAAGTAAGCCAATAGCAAACCAAAATACCCATCGCCATCCATAGAGTGGATCATCCTCCATCTAATCGTCCTCCTTTTTGCTATTCCCTCACGGAGATGATGCCAATTGTCTAAATTCAGAACTTACTCATACGCATGGATTTCGCAAAAACTCTCTTAATAGAGTTCGCATCAAGCTTTAGTTCCACTTCATCGACTTGCCGCTTTTGTAATTCCTGTACAAAGGCGGCTATTTCTTTTGGAGTACCAGTGATTGCTAATTCCAATTTTTCCCCTTCTTTCTACTCTTCCCTGTCTTTCTGCTTGTCGGCCCTTTGAACAGGTGGCTTCTTGTCCCTCCACTTTCACCGTGATACAATGTTGTGGGGAAATGGGGTGATGTTATGGCTGAAATAAAATTAACTAAAGATTCGGATGCTCTCATTTGTGCACTCTACAAGGAGTATCTGCAAAGACGCAAAGATGGCACACCAAAAAACGATGCAAAATACTTTGGCGGGGTCGACTATATCCAGCAGAATATTGTTCCAAAGTGGTCACTAGGCGATACCGAGGAAACTCTTTGGGAACTGCACCGAGCTGGGTTCCTTGTATGCAAACCGGCAGACAATACTGTCCACTTTGCCATTCTTACGGATGATGGAATTGTTTACATGGAAAACCGTTTCAAGGATGGCCTTTCCGAAGTGCTGGGATACATCGAAAAAATTAAGTCGATTCTTCTATGGTAATTTCCACAAGACCTCCAAGGTCTGCGGATACCTCCCAATCATCTGCCATCAAGTCCTCCGCGTTCGGCTGCCACCGCGGGCGGGGGGCTTTGCTGTACTTAGAGTGCACAAAAAATCCTTCGTCACTGTCAGACGGCTCAAGCCTAATGTGCCGCCTCCACGCTTCCCGAAAAAGGAAGCCGTCGATTGCAACTGCTGCTGTTGTTGCCTTTTGAATATTCATCCTCTCACCTCCCTTATTCCCCTCCTTTCTGCTCTTACCTTTTATGCGTCCTTTATACGCTTAAAGCGTATTTTTGGGTGAAAAAATAAGCCCATCATATGGGACGCCATAAACTTCTTCAATACGCCGAATCTGTAAGGCATTAGGAAAACTTTTTGCTCTCTCCCAATTTCCAATAGTATCAACAGTTACACCAATTTTCTCTGCCGCTTCTTGCTGGGTCAATTGTGCATTAGCGCGAGCAGCTTTTAGCGTGATCCGCAATTCAACCACCCCCAT